TATTATTTCAGCACTATCACGATCATCTTCTGATGATATTCTTGTAATTTCAGAAGCCAGTCTTATGATCTCTGCGTCATCTCTACCAGTTTCCGCAATGGCTCTTAAACCTTCTGCTGTTGATCTTCCATTTTCTGCAAAAATTCTAATACCTTCTTGTGTATCTCTTAGATCTTCTGATTCTGCTAATTCAGCTTGTAATTGAGTTAAAGAACTCCATGCCGGTATTGTTGTCGGATCAGAATCTTCCAATAGATCTTCCCTTACGTCATAACTGAATTGGGAAGAAGTAACCCTTGTTGATCCAAAGAATATTTGAATGTCAGCAAGATACAAACCAATTGTTCCAATACACGGTGCTGTTAATACCGCTGTGATCAATCCTATTTCTTCATCGATGACAGTACATAATATATTATCAACAATTTGTGTTCCAAGTTTAACGTTTAAATATACATTGCTAGCTTCTGTCAAATCGTAATAATCATCATTTTCTGTTAATCTAATATATAGAAGGTTTCCATTGATATCGTTTTGTATCATTGTTCCAACAAATTTGACATTACTTCCCTTACTATCTATTTTTAATTGTATGCCTATGTCTTTAACGTTCGCCATTATTTCACCCGCTTTCATTTTTTATAGTAAAAAAGGTAGCATTACGCCACCTTCCACTTTAAATAAACTGCTTTTCTTTGTTTTTATATTGCTCATGAAACTTTTGTGAAGTGCTAGCAGCTACCGCTTTTTGGCGTTCTTGTTCTGATAGAACGTTATATACAAATCTAGGGATCATTACTGTTATACCACGTCGAATAACATAATTAGTACCATTCACAGTTACTGTTATATCGTCAACATATTTTTCCCCGTCGTACAATGCTTTAAAGGGTATACGTTCTTTTAACCTGGCTTCTGCTTTTTTTCTTCTTTCTTTCTTGGTCAATCTCTTAACCGGTTCTTCTTTAATTTCTTCTGCTTTCTCAAATGTTGATTCTGCAATATCTTTCTCATTGCCTTCTTCATCTTCCATATATACTCGTCCGTCTTTTTCATCTAAAACCGTATAAACTACATCTTTATAATTAACTTTCATAGGACCTTCCTTTCATAATTAAAGGGGAATCTCACCCCTTATATTATTATTCTAATTTGAACCACTTTCAAATTCAGAAGTGGTTTCAATTCTTTCCATGTATTCGTCTACTAGAATAACGGCTGTTTTAATTGCTTTCCAACCGCTTGTTGCTCTCTGGTTAAGTGCGTCTGCTGTTCCGGAGGATCCTAATTGCTTAACGATCATCTGTAAACCGCCACCAGTTATTTTAGTTGTTCCATAAGCATTTTCACCTAACATTAACGTTGAATAAACATCTCTGCCGGCCGCTCCTGCTTCACCAGGATAAACTATGTCGTCTGCTGCTGGTGTTGAATCAGCGTCTGGATCAGAAGCTAATGTAATTGTAGCTGAACCTGCTGAACCCGCTGCTGCTGCTGATACTTCATATTTAAATTCGTTTAATATGATATCTCTACCAACTAATGCTGTTGCTTCGCCTGCTGTGATTGCTTCATCTAATGTTAAAACTTCTGCTGCTGTTGAAGCAATTACAAGATCTCTTGCTGCTGCTGTTAAGTTTTCTGCATGGAAGATCTTTGCTTCTGTTGTTTCTACAAATCTAGCACCATGTATTCTTCCAATCTCGCCATTGTAAATATTTTCTGTATCAACATAAGTGTGTGGTGCTGTCCAGCGATCATCTTCTGTTAAGTCAAATGATACGTCCGGGTGAATGATTGCTACAAAGTTCCCGCTGATCTTCTTAGCAAGGTTATTCTTTAAGTTTCTAACGCCATACTTAACAGATTTAACTGTCATATAGTGATTATCTGCTGCTGTTGCACTTCCACCAACAAGTAAATGACGACTTAAAACTGAATTTTCTTGATACTGTACGTTTGTTCCACCGTTTAATACTTCTCTAACAACTGTATCTAAAGTTTGGCCTGCTTGATCCCCTAATAGCTTTGAAGCTTCTACTAAGTTGTTATCAATTGCAGTTAACAATAATACATCTGATAATTCGATGTAATCGCCATACTGTTTAACTGTTGCTGTGATAGTACTAACATTAAGAGAGTTACCGCTTGGTGTTACCCCTTCGTCCAATGGTGTTAATGCTTTATCTAGTGGTGCATACTTTCTGAACTCTACTGTTTTACCATTGTTCTTTGGAATAGGTCTTTCTTGTCCAAACTGATCGTGTACCAAATTTGGCTTTGCATTGTCGATCAAGTAATCTTCATAAAAAACTTTCATCTCATCACTTAAATCGGTTGATGTTGTCTTTTGCGTATTGTCGAATAATGACAAATTGATATCTAATATTTTATTAATTAACATAATGTCCCCCTTTTATAATTGTAAGCGGGGGATCTATTTAAAATGATATACTTTCACCTTCTGAAGATCGCTTGACAATTTCTTGTCTATCTTCTTTGGTGAGTTTCCTAACATCATTTTTAACCACAACCCCTGGTGCGCTGTGTGATCCGCCTTCGCTTATTCTGTTTTTCTTCGATTTTATACTTTCAATCGTGTTCTCTTTAGTCTTTTGTGTTGCAGCGCTTAATCGTTTACTAAGAATATCATCAAAGTTTGTTGCCTGGAATGCTGCCTTAACGCCTACGCCACTTTTAAGAAGTGATAGAAAATCTTTGTCTTTACTCGCTTCTTTAAGGTCGAAGTCTGGGTATTCTTCTTTAATTGCTTCGGCTTCGTCATACCAACCCTTAACTCGTTCCTGGACTTGCTTATCACTTTCTTCGGAATTGGTTTTCCCTACTTGTTCTTTTAATTGCTCATTCTCTTTCATTGTTTGCTTGTATTCTTTATATTTATCTGGATCCATATTATTTTTGTAGGCTAATTCTTCGTAAGTTTCGTTTTCCAGCATTTCTAATAACTGATCAGTTTCTTCTGCCCCGTATCTTTCTTTAAGCAAATCTAAAACCGGATCAACTTTTGACATTCTTTCTTCTACTTCTTTAGATTCTTTAAAACGCTTGTTGATGATGTTCTGAATCTTCTGATCAAATTGTTTCTTAACATTTTCGTTAGATTTTAAGAGATTATCTAAGTCGTATTGATCCACTTCGCCCGTTTCACTTTCGGACTTTTGGTTAGGATTCTCTTGATCACCTTCCTTTTTAGTATCTTCGTTTTGATTATCTATTGTATCTTCTGGCTGTTTGCCGTACTTAACAATAGGTTTTTCGGTATTCTTCTCTGATCCCTGGCCGGCGTCACCAGTTTCTGTCGATCCACCCGTTTCGGCTTGTCCACCTTCATTACCTGCTGGCGCTGCTGCTCCGCCTTCGTCAAATAACTTTAAGTCGACTTCCATTTCATTAATCCTTTTGTTTAGCATTCTCATGCCCCTTTCTTCCATGCTCTATTCGCAAGTGTCAAGGTTTACCTTCTTAGGGACTTAACCTTTTTCGCCGTCTTTTCCGGTGTGCCAAGTGTCTATAACACTATATATAGTATGTTATTAAGTTTTCTTAACTAAATTATACCAAGTTATAGGCTATCTATCAATTTAATTGACAAATTTTTGCTGTATTTCTTTTCGATCTGTAATAGTCCAACAATTAATTGATCTGTTATCGCTTCTAAGTACTGATCCATACTGACAACATCTATTATAGAATATTCTTCCATTGTGTCGAATCTATGGATATATTCTTTGTTTTTTAGAGTGCCAGCAAAAGCAAATACTAAAGAAGATATAGCAGCGCATACAATATCGTTTCCTGGATTGTATAAAGCGTGGCCACTTAATTTGATGTTAAATATATCATCTGTTCGGTTGATTTGGACTTCTACCATTCTCTTTACTCCTTCCAGTTAAATTAATTGAAGGATCAAGCTTCTCTATTGTAATTGCCATTTTATCCATTGTTTGTTTCATTTGTTGTAATTTATCCGCTAACCCTTTGTTCTCGCCTATCTTCTTAACTATTTTTTCTTTTCCGTCAAAATCCATTAAGTCCAGGGCCATTAATGATTGCACCGCTCTTTCCGGATCAAAGAATCCTAGTTGATATAGTTCTTTGGAAAACTCGTTCATTGCCGCGCGACTAAATGGATTGCTTTTCTCGGGCCGTATATCAATGTCGAAGATAGGCTTGCGTGTATCTGCTTCATATTCTGGGTTTTCTATCATTTCCCCAGTTTCGGGATCTGCCATAAGGTTTGCACCTTCGTATGACGGATCAAGATCTTGTGGTTTCATCATTTGATTATTAAACTTTTTATATTCGACCGAACCATTTGGTTTAGTGATCCTAAACTTTCTAGCGTCGTCGTAAAATTCTCTTATTAATTCTATGGTTAATATAATGATCCGCTTATACGTCCTATATGCAGCACCTACCATATCGCGATCTACCTTGTTACTTGCTTCTTGCAATGCTTGTATAGCACTAGCTGCTGTAATACCTTTACCGGCTTCCCCACGGCTGAATTGGTTATCCCCTGCAATTTCTTTAAGCTCCTGGATCTTTCCTTCCCGGTGATTAGATATGAATGGTGCTAAAGAATCCGCTTGAAACTCTTTAAACTTGTCGGCGTCTATCTTTCCGTCTGTTTCTATAAAGTCGATTGATAGATCTTTTAATTGTTCAATATTTATCCCTAGAGATTTTGCAACTAACCAACGTTGCTTACCACTAACTAATGCGTTTTTACTTATGATCTGATCTAACTTATCTATATAAGCTTGTGGTGATCTAAGAATATCTATAAAACCAAACCCAATAGGTGTTCCTTCCATTGGGAATAAAACGTCTACACTAATAGGATAATTGCCATGTTCGTATAAACCGTTTGGATATTCTTCGTTGTCTTCTGTATCTTTTAAAACGAAACCATCTACGATCTTGCATAGATCTACACGACCATTTTCTTTTTTGTACCAGTCTACAACTACAACTTTGTTTTCCATTTGATCTTCGTCGGAATTAATAGCATAAGTTGCTGGCTTTAATAACGGATCCCCTTTAAGTTGTCCTTTTAGATCCGGATAATCTTTTTCTATTAGATCCTTGTCCACAACTTCCGTTACAAATATATTTCTACTATCGCCTAACTTTGTTATCCCTGGTTCCCAAAAGACATTAAGTGCGTCTATCTTCTTAATAGTAATATCGCCTAGTTCTTCCTTTGTTGTATCCCAAAATGTGCCAATAAAACAAAAGCCTTGTTTAAGTTTGTACCACCAAATATTTGACCAGCTTTCTTTAAATTCGTTTCTTTCTAGTACGACTGGTAAGATCTCTGATAGTTCTTCTGCTGTTTCTACGTCCGATTCTTCTCGTTCCAATATATGCGGTAATGGGTAGTTGTCCATAGCTGACGCGTGCTTGTTGTTTAATACACTAAACAAATAAGCAGTTACTGGTTCTGGATCCTTATTTTCTTTTTTCTTTCTTATAAGCTTCCAATGCTGTGACTTGTACCATTCTTCGTTATCGATTATCTTTTGTTCTAAAGCTGCTTTCCCCGCTTTATAATCTTTAAGAGTTTCTAAACCTTTTTTAGCTTTTGTTTTCTCGTTGATCCCTTGCTCGAAGCTTTGTTTAATATTTACATTATGGCCCAATGCTTTAAATGATTTGTCCATTTATTTAATGCCCCCTTCTAAGAATACTTTTTCTGCTAAGTCTTGTAACGGTTGATTGATCCATGATTGAAAATCGAATACATCTAATAGATCGCCGTTCTTATGATAGATTACTTCGATCTCGTCTGTTTCGAATTTCTTTTTAACTTCGTGTGCATTTAACATGTTTTCCCCCTTTTGTTGATAAACTGTTGATAGTGTGGATAACTATATATTTAAGAAGTAATCGTCCGTTCCTTGATTGTGTCCTTCTGGTGTGTCTAATGGACTGTATGGTTTAGGATTCTTCTTATTATCTCGTGGTGCAATTGGTTTTTCCATAGCAAAATATCTTGCTTCGTCGTAAATATGATCTTCCCCGTCTGTGTCTACATCTTCTGCGTCGTGTTGATCGTATACAAGACCGGGTACAGTTCGGATAAAATCTCTACAATTATTGAAGATATACATCATCGGCAGGCCGCGTTCGTCGAAAGCTAATCGGTAGTGCATTTGCATTTTGCCAGGGATCCTTTTGTTATCCCCTGGATCGAAGTATATGCCTTCTGATTCGAATGCTGCCGCAATACTTTCCCCACGCGACGCGTCCCATATTGAAGGATCTGCTACACCGAATATATTTCTATCTGGGTAATACTTTTCTTCTATCTCTCTAACTTTAGCTGCTTGTTTGTGTGGTGTCCATTTAACCCCTACGTTTGGCTCGTCCGTTGATCCGTATAATTCTCTTATTCTATATATGCAACCCCTTGTATCTACCGCCCACCAGCCGACCGAGAATGGCTTTGCATAACCGAAGTCGTATGATCTAAAAATCTTCCAATGATCTGGAATCTTAAACGGTGCTATAACATGTGTATTCGTTTTATCTTTATAGTGTTGCGGATCGTCTATAAACTCGTCGAATACCTGGCCGCTAAATGATAACCAATCACCATAAAGCAGCGCGTTCCTTTCTGCTGTTGGAAGCATAGCAAGAGAAGCAAGATAATTCGGATCATTCTTTAATAGTTCTTTGTTGTCGAAAATAGAAGAAGGGATAAAGATCCTATTTCTTTCTATCTTTATAACGTCCCCTTCTGGCGTGTCGATCTCTTGCGTAAAACTTTTAGGCGTTGCTGCTGGTGCTATATCTATAAATCTACTCTTTACCCAACTATGGCCGATTCCGCCCGGATTGGCTGTTGCTCGCATATATACTCTAGTTCCAGGCCCGTTTGCTCGATTACGCGACCACATGTAATTATACATAAGGTAGGTAAAATGTGTTAGTTCGTCGAACCCTATAAAGTCGTAAGCCTGGCCCTGGTACTTCTTGCGATCTTGTTCGTATTGCATAGCACGGAATAAGATCTTTGCCCCGGATCTAAATGTCCAGGTTGGTTTTGGTGTCATTCGGAATGTTGCATTTGGAAAAGCTTTCGGATATAACTTTAACGTTTTCTCTATTAATTCGTTTAATTCGTCATAAGTTCTCCTAAAAATAATTGCTTTGTAATGTGGAATGTGGACTTGCCGCAAAGCTTCTATTACTAAGTAATCAGACTTCCCACCACCTGCTGCACCACCGAAAAGCACTTCATATTCTTTACGCTGCATTACCTGGATCTGTTTCTTTTGTGGTGTCCAAATTACATTATGCGATTCTTTCGCTGCATTTTCTTTCGCTTCTTTCCTTATGTCTTCTGCATTTACCATTACTCGGCCCCTTTCGTTGCTTCGGGCATGACAATGATTCCAGTGTTTTCTTGATCGTATTCCCCGCGCCCTGCTTTGTCTTTAGACAATTCTAATTGCTGGCGTTGTAATGTTATGCGTTCCCGATCTAAAATTATTTTTTCTTTTTCAATTTGTAACCGTTCGTGTTCGTTCTTATCTATTGCAACGTGATCTAATAGTTCTTTTAATGCTTTAGTTTTGTTATGCGTCTGGATCTCTATCCCGGAAAGTGTATGTTTTATCGATTTTATGGCCGAAGTTTTCCCTTTAAGTTTTCTAAGATCCTTTATATGCAGTACTTGATCTCTCTGTTCTATAAAATCGGTAATATCTATAAAAGCAATCTTTGCAATCTCTTTTATGATCATATCGGCGTCTATAAGTGTTCTAGACGTTTGCGACTTGATCAGTTCGTCTATATATCTTTTTACGTTAGCATTAGATAACAGACGTGATCCTTGCACTTTAGCCGTATGTTTAGAATATCCAGCTCTAATTGCTGCCTGCTTTGCATTATGATCCTTTATATATTCTTTTGCGAATCTTTTCTGTTTTGTGTTTAATTCGACGTCTGCTGTGGGTTGGTGTTGAAAACAATATTGTGAGTTCTCTTGTGCTTTCCTTTTACATTGCTTATTATGTTTAGTCTTTGCTTCGCATTGCATAGATCGCCCCCCTTCCTATTCTTTTTACTCTATTATATCAAGTTGTTGGCAAAGATACAAAATCTATAAAATAAAGTTGACTAATACACGTTATGTGTGTATAATAGGTATTAGGAAGAACAACTACATATTAGAAAGGAAGGGAAAACATGTTAGAAAAAATGATATCTAAATTTGAAACAGATCACCCGGGCTTGAAGATCCTGGACGTAAAGAAAGTATCTAAAAACAGTTTTAGGGGAAAACTAAACATTTATCCTTATACTGTATCTATTAATAGCGGTGGCGTGTATATGCACGGCACAAAGATGAATTGAAAGGGGTATAAAATGAAATTTAGAGTAATTATCGGAAGCGCAATAAACAAAGGCATAATGGATATAAGCGGTATAGTGGAAACAACAGAAGAATTACATGCACTAAGACGGGAACATAAAGGGGAAGAAAAGATTCTTCTTGATTGTTGGCCAGAAGATAAAGAAGATATAAACTTTGATATTACCAGCTATGAACAATTTGAAGGATTGATAGAAGTATTTGAACAATTTGAAGGGGAACATGATATTAGAATAATGCACTCTTTGTTTAAAGATTTTACCGGGGATACAGATCAGCTATTTAATGCTTTATACGAAGAAAGTTTTTCAGTGATCTACGGCAATCCTAATTCTGTCGTTTGGTGTTCTGACATAGCAGACGAATATTTAACAGAGTACGCAGGAATAGACTTAGACGATCTGCCTTGGATCATTAGCGAAAATATAAATTATTTACAAGTAATTGATTCATTAGAGCGCAGGGGTTGGGTATTGGATACAGAAAACTATTTAATGTACGAGTTAAGATAATGCTAATACAAGCAGCATTGACCGCCGTTGCAATTGTTGCAGCGGCTTATACAACAAGTTTTATCACATGGCAGATAGTTATATACTTAGACGAAAGGGGATCACATGACACAAGCAACTAAAGAGAAAAAAATGCAATTAAAAGCAATTGATCAGCTAAACCAAATAAGAAAAGAAGGAAACTATAACATGATAAGCAAAGATCGAGTTATAGAAGAAGCCAACAGAAAAAACTTCTATGATCTAGTAAATTATACAACAGAAGTCCACGGATCAAGGATCAGAGTTAACTCTAGTCGGTACTTTGAACTATTAGGGAAGTTGGGTGATTAGATGAAAATATTAAAATATGCTTTCGCTGGCGCTTTTAAAGAATTAAAGAAGAAAATAGATCCGTGGGTATTCTATTCCGAAGTAACTGGTACTAGGCCAATTAAAAAAATAGTTGGCGGCGAAGTCGAAAGGGACATAGAAGATATATTGTCCTATGATATCAAAAGAAGATCAAACGTAGAAGCAATGGAAGATGATCACCACATACAAATTATATATTCTTCCGGGGATCTAAAAGAATTAAGAGAATTTGCTGACGGATATAGAGAAGTAAAGTTTTGGTAAAAACAATTAAACAATAAAAAAGCAGACCATGGCAGGCTGCTTTTTTATTTTGTAAAATATTAAGTTGTAGGAAAAAACATGTTGTAGGTATATTATATCAAGTTTCCCTTGGTGTTACAATTATTTTTGTTTGTTCTTCGGATCCTTGCTTAATTACCCAATTTAAATATACTTCATCTGCGTTGTCGTCGCTTATGATCTCACTCTTTACCAAACCGTCCATAATAAATTTAGGTGCGTAATTATCTTTATCACGTTTTCTATTTGTGTTAAAAATATAAATGATCTTCACATCACAATTTGAAAGTTTAGGCTGGCCATACTTTCCAGCTAACCAACCTATATCATTTTCAAAAGATTTTTTTACTTTATGGATCTTAGTCCAATGCCACTTTGTCCATTCATTGATTGACGGGTGCGTCCTTGGTAGTATTATCTTGATCTGTTGTTGGTTCCCCTTCTCTCTTATCATAAGATAGCCGCCCTTCTAATTCAAATAACAAATCTTTTGTTTTTTCGTCGCGATCCCAATGCAATACATAATCATTGATCGCGCTTTCTCTAGCAGCAAACGGGATCCTTAATACTTTAAGATCCAATTCAATCATTGCGCCGGCAATATGCAGATTGTTAGCTTTATTAATTCCGTTCAGATATTCGTTGTCTGCTTCCACTCGCTTGATGTGGTCATGTTGTTTTTTTACCAGGTTAACTAATTTACTCTTGCTGCAATCTTTTAATTCTTTGTTTTGATCTTGTTCTTTCATGATATCGCTCCCCTTTTAATTGACTTATTTTCCATTATAACTTACAATAAATTTACGCTTAGTAATAAAATCATAAATTAAATATGTTTCGCAACCCTGGGGATAACACTTAATAGTAAAGTGTATCCCCTTTTTTTTGTGTATAACGTAGCCTTTTTTTATAATATGTTTACGCTGATTGTGTATAGATCCATAGGACAATTTAATTTTATCCCCTACTTTTATTTCTTTTAAAAGTTTGTTCAACTCATCATTCATTTTTATCAGATCTTTTCATGCTTAAATTTTTATTAAATGTTCCCCCTTTATATCTATTGGACAACTTGTTTATATTATTTGTATAAATATGTCGATCTGTCAGGCCATAAGTCCTAATATTTTTATTAATTAAATTTAAGCAAAAGTGCATTAACATTTTAAACATTTCTAAATGTGTGTGTCCGTCTTTTCTCATAGTGTTAATATCATGTTGTTGGAATCGTATTTTTTTATAAGAATCAAGACATTTCATTTTTATTTCTTGTATGTCATATTGTATATCAACATCTAATATTTTATTAAAACGTGTTGTTGTGGAAAAAATTTCTTTATTCATACTTAGCGGTTTATATAAATACCAGCAAAGATCGCCGGTTTCATCTGTTACTTCGTAGGCTTTACAATTAATCAACTCGTCGACTTCTGTTATAAGGCCCATTACCATATGCAAAATATTTTCTTGATCCCCTAAATCCCTATCAGTTTTTTTACGTTTTTTTAGATATTCTTTTAATCTCATAGATCAATCCCTTCTACAATTTATCATCAATCATTACTCTGATCAATACTGCTACAAATAACACCACTTGCATTAAAACTATAATAACGCACACCCTTTCAAAAGCGTCAAGCCACGTCATTGTTGCACCCCCATTTTTTTAAACCAACTGATTCAATTCTTCCATTACCAATTTGTAATATGCTTTATTAAATTGATTCATTAATTTAAGCAACTTTTGGTATTGTGTTTTTGATGTTGTAAAAGAAAAACCTTCTATCATCATTTTATTAAGCGCTATCGCTAACCCTTTTTCAGCGTCAAAGGTTTCTTTACTGGACACCGCTTTATAGACATTATCATTATTTAATTTAATAACTACCGCTGGCTTATTAATTACAATCTCTTTAATTTGTGATTCATTTATTAACTTAAACTCAAACTTTGTTCCTTGTTTCAATACATTTTTAACATCACATATAATTATTTTGTTTTCTTTGTGAAAGTTAATATCATCTAAAAAATATTTTAAGCCTACTTCTTCTATTGGTTTTGTTAATTTTGCTAACGGTTCATATCTGCGAATATCTACATTTCCAATTTCCACAATCCCTATTCTTTCGTCTGCTAAACCAAACCCATACCGTTCAATACGTTTTTTAATATCTTCTAATAGTTCCACTTTATTTTCCCCCTTTAATTTATAAGATCAGTATACTTTTGAGTTATATTATCCAGTTGCGCACCTAAGGAATCAACTTTATTTTCTAAGTGCCATATCACTTTATCATCACGTTTTGATATTGCTTTTAACAATTCAATTTGTTCTATATATTTTTCTTCTATTCTCTCATTATCAAACTTGATATTTGCGTACATATCTTTGTATTTTTCCGCCACTTCTTGTGATTCTTCTACCATTACTAATAATTTAGCATTATTATTATATGCAGAATTTAAAGCATATATTAATATTAATATTAATCCCATTAATACAATTATCATTAAGTTTCTTTTATTCATTTTTACCCCTTTCTAATTTTAATAATTTGACCAACTTACATGATCACCTACCCTTAATAGTATATATAGTAAATATTTGATGACTTACTATTCGGTTATTTTTTAAATCGGGATAGTAGAGAAAAACTTCTAAAAAACTCGCTAGTCTGATACTTTATTATAAAACATGTGGAATTATAATATATTCAATTTATTTAGCCGACTAGGAAACTTGGGGAAACATCTAAAACCCAATATAGCCACTTTAGAATGGTATATCATCGTCATCTTCAACTGATGAAAAATCATCTGGATCAACTTCATCTGGTTTACTTTTATTCTCTTTAGAATCTTCTACATCACTAGCATAATCTAAAAATTCAATTTTATATGCGTTTACATCTGTGTAATAACTCATTGATCCATCATCATTTTTCTTACTGCTGGTTCTAATAGATCCACTAACCGCTACCAATCTACCTTTGCCTAAATATTCAGCGCAATGTTCTGCTTGTTTATCCCACACAACTATTCGGATAAAGTCTGCTGTTGGTTTTCCTTTTGTTTCTAATTCTTTTTTCTTTTGAGATGATAGGCCACGATCAACTGCTAGTGTAAATTTTTCAACTGCTGTACCGCTAGGTATATATTTCAATTCTATATCTTTTGTCAATCTTCCAACTAAGCTCACATCATTCATTTCTTATCACTCCCTAATACATTTCTTTCAATTCTATCTTCAACACGTCTATTCATATACATTAAAGCTAATTCAATATTTTCTAATGCTTTTGCATTATATTCTGTTGCAAAATTTCCACTTTGAAAACCTTTGATTCTATCCCTAACAATTTCTAATAAATCGGTATCTAATATACCGTGTATAGAATTAGTTTCTTTTCTTGCTCCATTTTGAAACTGTATTTGGTGAGTTGAGATATAACCGTTGTTAAATTTGTCATATTTTATATGATATTCGTGATTTGCTCCCCCGTTACCTTTTTCGTCAACTGCATATACTTCGTTTAAGTTTTCTCTTTTTTGTATCGTGTTTAATTTTCTCATTATTTATCATTTCCTTTCATACTACTTTTTTGTTTTTTAAAAGTATCATTCAATAAATTCATATCTTCGATTATATTTATGCAATTTTGATATTGTACTTCGAAACTCCATTTTAAATTTTCAATGTTTTGTTCTAATATCATTATTTCTTCAACTAATTTTTCTTTGTTCCAATTTTTTAATGTGGCTTTTGCGTGTTTCATTATTTATCACTTCCTTCAACTATTTCATCGGTATAAAAGAATACACAATCTTCTATGCTTTCATCATCATATTCCAATCCACCTATATTGAAACCTGTTAGTTCATAATCTTGGTTTTCATAATCTATAATTTTGTTGTCGCCGTAACCGTTTCGGCTAATTACTTGCAATTGTGATATTAATTCATCAACTGTATTAGTCATTATTCATCGCTCCCTTTTTTAAACATTTCCCTAACCAATTTAACATTAGCTGCTAACACCTCATAAGGTGTTTTATCTGTCTGATATTTAGAAGTTATATTACCTAACAAAGCCATTACTAATCTTCC